CCAAAAGAAAGAGGAATTTCAGTAATGATTTTCCTCTTTTTTGCTATATATCAAGCTTTTGGGGGGATTAATCCAAAAAGATGTCGTAAAGAACCACATTACAAGTAACGTTTTAAACCTACAAGTAGATAGAATTTGTTTACCCATTGTTTACCCTAAGATTATGGCAACATTTAAAGCAATCATCAAAAAAGAAAAAATGCGTTCCGATAAGACATGGAATGTTCTTATCAGGTTAACACATGAGAGAAAGATAAGATATATCTCCACTACCATGTATGTCACCAAGAAAGATATTACCTCCGGCTTCAAAATAAAGAATCAGCAAATAATCGATAGATGTGAAGAGTTAATCAAAATTTATCGGGAGAAAATATACAAACTGAATCTAGAATTGAATGCCATAGACATAGACACCATAGCCGAATATCTTAAATCATCCAAGGATGACAAAAGCGGCATTGATTTTATTTTATTCGCAAAAAAGTGGTGCGCTTCACATCCTGAGATAAAGGGTATGAAGAATTACACAACAGCTTTAAACTCATTTTGTACTTTCTTTGGAAGAGAATCTATTCTTTGTAACGAAATAACAGTTCAGAAACTAAAGGAATTTGAAGAATACCTGTCTGAAAAGAAACGGGCACAATCACTATACCCCAGCGTCATCCTGCGTCTATTCACAGAGGCAAGGGAGTATTATAATGACGAAGACAATGACATTATAAGAATTAAGCAGAATCTTTCAAAATATAAGCCAAAACAACAGAATGTAGCAGAGAAAAGAGCTTTACCGGAAGAAACTATAAAAACTATATTTACTCTCCCTTACGATAACAAAAAGATTAAGGGATATACCAGTAGGCATGACTTGGCGAAAGATTGTTTTATATTATCATTCTGCCTAATGGGAATGAACTCTGCCGACCTATATAATGCAACTGAGTTTGACGGGGAATACATAACTTATTACCGTACCAAGACCAAAGACAGAAGAAATGACAATGCCAAAATGATTGTTCGCGTACATCCAATTATACAGCCACTCGTAAATAAATACAAAGGCAAAGAACGCGTATTCAACTTTTACGAGCGTTTTTCTTCTATGGCAGACCTCAATCGAGCCATCAATATAGGGCTAAAAGAGGTTGGATACAAAATAGGCATAGACAATCTTCAATTCTATGCAGCCCGGCATTCTATGGCTACGATAGCAATAAATAAGGCTGGTATAAACAAGTATATTGTCAACGAAATGCTTTGCCATACAGACTCGTCCATGAAAGTTACAGACCTCTATATACAGAAAGATTTTACGCCTATTAATGAAGCCAATTTCAAACTTATCGAATATGTGTTCGGAAAGAAATAGTATTGCTTTCTGTAGTTGGGCAGCTACGGGGATTTACATTTTAGAGGGGGCGACTATTCAGCCAACCCTTCTACAAATTCCTTCAACCGGTAAAGCCGGATGATAGCCGGATTATAAAACGCATCCGGATAATGCTGCTTGATGTCGTTAATGTTCGCCCGAACATACAAAGATGTGTCGTAGATATGCTCAGATTCACTCAATACTACCTCTTTCGGTAACTGTGCTGTTTCCGCCCAGTGCATGATTGCCTGTACTGAGGCTTCGTCAAATTGGTATTCTTCTTGTGACATGTACGTTGAATTTATAAATCATCCTGTTCTTCTTTGAACTTATTTATCAATTCATCAATAAGCATAAAATCCTCACTATCTGTATCGTAAACTAATAATATCTGACTGAAATCCTTATCAAATACATAGTACGAATTGCCTAACATAGTTTGCCCTCTATTATTATCAGCACGATAGCGATGAATAGCTTGGAAACCTATAAATTGCGGTTTTTTGGAGATTTCTACTTGAATTTTTTTATACAGCTTTGTGACTTTCGCGATAAGTTCATCTTTCTTTTTGATTTGCTCTTCCATCTTTCGATTGTGCTCTTCATATTCTTCCTTATACTTCTGATATTCATTGCGTGAATGTGCACCATAACCATCACAATAAATAGTCATAAATGACTTAGCTTGTGAAGCCTCTCTTTTTTCTTCTTCAATTTTTCTATCACATTTATCTGTATCCTTAGCTATTTTTTTCAATTTAAATAACATTTCATGAAAAGCTGGGTCGCAATAAGGCGTGAAGGCACTATCTATATGTGTACTGACGTTCTCATAAGTATCGGGCTTGAATAGACAACTTTTCACATGTTCTTCAATTAGAACGTTAGCCTTGTCTTCAGGAGATTTAACGCAAGAAGTAAACCCTAAGGCTACTAATGCAAGGAAGAATACATCTTTCATAATTATTAGATTTTTAAAGTTACTCCACAAAAATACAAATCAAGGAAGAATTATCAAATAGAAACGGACAAAAAGCTTTAATGGAAGCCAAAGCACGTCATAAACAAGTCTGAATTTTTACTGAAATATGAGCCATAAAAGGAAAGACAGTTCAGTAAGTTTCCTTTCCTTTTATATAATTTATCCCCCTACTATCCATACCTTTTTTCCAAACATTATATACAATATGAGACAAATAATTGCAGTTCTCACTTATAACGTTTTCATCGACTGTGAATTCATTACATCCTATAGCCTGATTAGATTTACAATATTTTTCAATGCCTTTCTTTTTATATAGACAACATAGCCTTTGATTTGTATAGCTATTTTCCTTATAATATTTACATAAAAAACAGTTCTTTGCATTTTCGTAATTCTTATATACAATTGCCCAACCAAAGACAAAAGGGTTTATCCATATAGTACGATTTGCCAAATAATCGAATGTAATCTCAAATATAGCAGATGAATGTCTCTGAGTATATATTTTGCAATTGCTACGATTACTCGGACAAAACCCTTGCATAGAATCTAATAATACGAACTTATTAAGCATCAAACCTTCAGTTTCAGATATTCTACATCTACGTTTAAAATTATAAAAATTCACTCGTTCGCTCTCGGAAATCATTCCACTTTGTATAATAGTATTCAGTTCATATTCTGAATTTAGAGCCACCTCAATAATACGTATCCCAGACCCTAACTTCCCCTTCTCACACTGATGTGAAACTAAAATTTCGATGAAAACAGGTTCATATTTATTCTCCGAATTGGTAAGAAGCAAATCTGCACGAAACCCCTTATATGTTTTTTCTCGAGTGATTACATTGTAATAATTCTTTAAGTTAAAAGATTGGCTCGTTTCTTTCTCACAATAATAAGAAGAAGTATAGTCATCATGATTCCATAGACAATGTTCAAAATTAGAGCATCTATCTTTTGTTTTAAAAGAGATATTTAATGCACCATCTGAATTAAACCACTCTTCAATTCTTTTCTTAGCAAGAGCATGAAGATAAGTTTCATAGCTACAGTTTTGCGGTCTTATCTTATGAGCATAATGCTTTACTTTAACAGAACCTTCTTTTACAACCATTTCTCCTTTACAATGAGGACATCGATATTCTATTCCTTTCTGAGCATTTTCAATACCAACACACTTTTCATTCTTATCAAGAGCATACGTATATTTGAGTTCTGTCATAATATTAAATCTACCAACCATTCCTATTAGTAAAATTGAACTATCTCTCTTTGTTTATATCTATAAAACTAATATTATTATATTCTCCAAATTTAGCTTGCTGATTATTTGTCAAAATTTTAATTTGCCACTTCATATCATCATAAGAGTTTTGTCCATAGTGATAAAATATAAATTCTTTTTCTTTACACCCAAATTGAGTTTGTCGTCTAAAAAAATCATCAAAATAAGAATGGTCGGTTTGCCCCAAAGAGTATCCAAAAAATATTATTCTTTCTGCGTTATCCAAAATATAAGGTAAACCCTTTACTTTTTGATAAGGACTATGAGATTTATACAAAAAAACATGCTTTTTATCTACTTGGGCATTATCTTCTACGCCAAATACAAAGCCATTCTTTAATGTACCGTGTACGTGGTTAATTATATATTCTGATTCATTATATGAAATATCACTTAGTATATTTTCAATTGTATTGGTATAATTAAATGTAAGGATATATACAGGGGATAACTTAAACGCTTGATCTAATACATAAGTGCCCATAGCTGAGAAATAGTTCCCTTCTTTAGTCACCTCCATCAAATATGACTTTAAATGAGAGCACAATTCATTGTATTCATCACGCAATGTATCACCCTTTTTAGGTTTACCTTCTATATATATTCTTGGAAGAAAAGTACTTTGTGAATACACACTTAACTCATTTTCAATATCAATCCATAAATTTAAAGATTGCTTCTTCCGAAGATAGTCCACCAAAAAATTGTTCTTTATATCAGAAAACCAATGGCTTTTCATAAAATCCTTATAAGAAGTTTTCAGACCAAGATTTAAATCAAACCCGTTACCTACAACAAACACTGTTTTATAGTTTTGCAATTCATCCATAGTATTATAAAATCAAAGTTAATCTACAAAAATACAAAGCCAAGAGGTATTATCAAATAAAAAGTAAATAAAAAAGCCCCGACGAAAGTCGGGGCGAAATATCTTTTACTTATCAAGAGCTTTTTACGAAATCTATAAAATCACCTAATGACAAGATAAAAATATTATTGTATATCAGAGTGTTTTGATAAATAGATATCTCTCAGATAAATGCTCATCAATTTAACTATAGATTGCATAGAAAGTTTTACAGCTTTGTTTGTATTAGAAGCAGGGTCTAATAACTCTATTGTATCAGGAGAATAATATATAAATTGTTTGATATCAGTAAACATTTCATGCCCCATATTTCTAAGAAGAAATCCTAAAGCCTCTTCCTCTACATCATACGCTGTCGTTGGATTTATCTTCTCTAGCTCTTCCATTAAAAAATCAATATTATCATCTATTGTTTTTTTAGCTGAAGATTTCACAAACAAGACATTGCCAAGTGGTGTCATTTTTAAAGGGCTCGCTTTCTTTGCCAATTTATCAATCATGTCATTATCAAATTTCATTAACCATTTATTTATCTCAACAACCATGTCATTTGTAGATGAAACAATACGTTGTAATTCTTTATAACGTAAGTCGGAATTTCTTATATCATCTTTATGCTTTTCACATGGCAAATCATCAACTGCTTTTCTTGTTGTTTCCAGTTTAGTATGATATTTTGATATTATCCACGTAGCTATGATTACTATCAATATAACAGCTAACCATGGAGCATGGTTCAATAAATAAGTTAAAATTGGATTCATAATCGTGTTTACTCTTTACTTGCAAATTTTACGCATCAAGATGTTGCAAATATAAGATGTTTTATTGAAACATCAACTACAACAACAAACATTTTATATTATAGTATAAATATTTATACTATAATATAAACTACATCATAATGTTAAATTGAAAGTGAAACCGTAAAAATAAATCGTTTACCACTGCCACAAGTCATAACTCACTCCAACCCCAACATAAAACACACCCAGATACCCATACCCAGCCTGCAACCCAAATCCCCAACGTTTCTTTTTCGACTTGATGGTGACCGGATGATAGACGTCATTCGTTTCCACTTGATAAACGGTCCTCAGATACACAGTCATACTATCCAGCTGCGGGTCTACATATCCGCTCACCACCGCACGATACAGGCTATCTTCATACACAACCCGTTTACGGTAGAGCAGGGTATCGCCTATACGTACTGTGTCATTCGGCAATATCTGCCAAAAGACCGCTATCGGTGCGGAGATAAGAACCGTATCAAGTTTGACAACCGTCTGTATCTTTGTTTCGGTACGGATTTCTGCCGGCAAAGGCTCGTGCGGACGGAACCAGGCTACCACACAAGCGATTGCCAGCAATACAACTAATAGCCAGGGTAGATTTTTCATAGCTTCAGTACCTGATTACGGTTTCTACCGTCCGCCCGATAACTTACATGTACCCAGGCAAAATTACTCTCATCAATTAACTGGTCGAAAGGAAGGTTCTTGCGGATATGTTCGAACAGTAGCTTATTCTGTTGCCTGTCTCCGGTATCAATGTCCGCGGCCTGTCCACTCATGTGTTGGCTGGTTGTCGCACCGCCAACTGCCTTATTCAATGCCGGGCAACGGTAACCGCTGTTCACAACGATAGGTTTGCCGTACCATTCGCGTAGCGGGTCAAGAACGTTATCCACCAATGCAGTCAGATTGGCTTCTATATCACTGCCACATCTGTTGTCAATTCCTTTGCGGTCGGCAGTTGTCGAACGGCAAAGTTCTTTTATCGTAAAATACTTCATACATCATTTGATTTAATATAAACATACACTACATTTGCAGAAGCCTTTGTTTAAACTTTAAGTTTGTGCTAAAAAGGGAAGGGAGCCGTTGCGAAACACCTTCCTTCCCGTGAATTAATAATCGCTCGGTGGCTTCCGCCCGCTACATCCCCGGACATCACACCGCTTTGCTTCCAGCTTTATCTTCTCTATCTCCAGTGTAGCGTTCTTTTCGGTCAGCTCGCGGATACGCTGGCGGTCTTCATTCTTCTCGGCATAAAGCTGGTCTATCTTGGAATCAAGTTCCACTACCCTGTGTTCCTTTTTCTCGTACAGTTCCTTCCATTCAGCAGCATACAAGGTGATATTGTCAGCTTCCGCCTTTCTCGCTTCCGCAGCCGCCTTGCGCTTCTTTGAATCATAGAACATGAACACACCGAAAAGAGGAAGCAGGATAGTAGTAACTATCCCGCCGGTGATGTTGAACAGTTCATTCAGTTCCTCCATCATACCTTCAGCCCCGTTACATGTTTATCACTCCACTCTTTGGCATTCCAACCGAGAAGAATGCCGGCAATAAACGCACCGGTACTCACAATGCTTGCCCAAAACGGTACATACTGGTAATAAGCCAGCAGACCTACAATCACAGCCACCACAACAGCCAAAACAATCAGTTTCTTTTTCATCTACGAACTTTTTTAATTAAACAAAAAAAGCCCACGAACGCATCCTGTTAAAGACACGTTCATGGGCGTTAACCAATAAAACATGACAAATATACTCATTTACAATCACTTTTCAGCGAAAGTAAACAAGAAATTTATGAGTAGGGAATATCTTGCCAGGAAAGGGTTGCCAAACTATGGCAGTAGAATATCAGTAGAACCTATAAAATCTACCCACATTCTACCACACGGCTAAAATCAGGTGTTTTTTTTTTCCTTTTTACAGCCTTCAAATCACGTATTATTGTATTAGAAAGAACCTCTGAATACACCTCCGTAGTTCTGACGGAAGTATGACCAAGTAGCTTTTGGACGGTGGTAATCGGAACGCCCTGATGCACAAGCAGGGTCGCACAAGTATGACGGGCTGTATGATAGGTTATGTGCTTCTTTATCCGGGCTAAAGAAGCTATCTGTACAAGGCATTTGTTCACCTCGGAATTACTCCCAAAATTGGAAAAATCTTCAATATTATAGCGGTCTAAGATAGCCAGCGCTTTCCCCTCAAAAAGCAAATGTAGCGGAAGCCTTATTTCTACGCCGGTCTTGATTGACTTGAAGTGTAGCCACTTTTTACCGTTTATCTTGATAAAATTGGATGCAGTGAGCTGGCAGAAGTCTGAAAAACGAAGACCAACATAACAACAGAACAGGAACGCATCCAACACATGACGGAGCTTCTTATCTTCTACATTCAGGTTCTCCAGCTTCCGCAGTTCGTCCGGAGTAAGGAACTCATGCCGTCCCCTCTCCTGTTTTATTTTGTATTTGCGAAATGGATAAGCATCCGCATGGATATATCCCTGATTAATCGCTTCATTGACCAAGGTACGCAGCTGGCGAAGGTGCTTGGCTATCGTATTCACGCTATTGCCTTTTTCACGCAGGTAGGCTTCGAACTCCTTGAGGAAAGTATAAGTGATGTCCTTGAAGTCCAGTCCAGGGCGAAATTCCTGAAGTACGGTTATCGTTGTCATCAGGTTCTCTTTGGTACTTCTTTTACGGTCGGATTCCTGCACATAGATTTTGGCAAATACGGGGAAAGTGACATTGACCGGCTTGTCTTTCTTTATCGCATCTTTAAGTAGTGATAGCGTTACAGGAATGCCGCGCTTCCATAAGGATAACTCAATCGCTTGCAGGTGTAGGACAAACTCAAACAGCATCGAATTGAGGTCATGAGCCTGTGGGTGATTATCAACCTGAGCATTGCGACTATTCCAATGTTCCGGCTTGAGATACAAATTTGTACGGAAATAAACTTTCCTCTGATTGAGCAAGGCTTCTACTTGCACTAAGGCCGTTCCCTGTTTGTTTAGCTGTTTCTTTCGATTATACACTAAGCGGTATTTTATTTTATCCATTTTTAAGCCAAATGTACTTTTTTGGACGAGAAGCTGCAAACCGATGTGGGAGAACTGATTGGTACAACCACTATTGAAAAAGCGGGGTTGTTATCTCCGGATTTATTCAAGGTATATCCTCATTTTGTAAATGCTTACGATTCTGTATATAAGATTGCAGACAATGTGACTGACTGGTATCGTGCCCCGATAGCGGTCTTATGCAATGATTCTGCTGATACGTGCATGGACTTTTTATCATTTATATACATACCAGATACAGGTTTGGCGGCTTCCTTAAAAAGAATTTTAAAAAAGCCGCTTCAAGTAAAATACTACATAAAAGGACGTGACCTATTCGTATCATTTACATTCAATAACGAGTTACCTAATCATGCGTATATTTTATCGCCTCACGGTGTCCAATTGGTCGGAACACCTGACATCATCGACGATAGCTTCACGGAGATAACGGAGAAGCTATAACGGGGGTTATTGTGCGGCAGTTGGCCACGGCTTGAATGGTTTTTCACCTTCTTTTACACGAACAAATACCTTTCCGTTGCCGGCCGAAAGCCGCTGCGTTATATAACCGTCATAGGAACGTACTTCAAATAGACCAAAACAGTCGTTAGTCGGCATATTTTGCCACACTCCGCCCCATAGGTTTACGAAGTATGTTCCTGGTGTTGTATATTGGTCGGCAT